TTGAGGTTAGACAGGTTTCGTTTGACAACGGAACCTTAGACACGATCTTTATTATAGTTAACCATACCCTTAAAAATTTTGTTGAAGTTGTTACTCCAAACTTTCAATAATCTTGGGCTTAGGCTATATAATTGATTTTGTCGAATACTACGCCCCTCCTTCCCAGCTTTTGGGGGAGGGCCGGTCGTTCGGGTTAATAACCCGTTCGGCTGTAACATCTTATTACTAATACATATAGAAATATGCACGTAATTGCAGACGCCGTGAGAGCGTCTATGTTACATGGTAGTTTACGATCACTCGAAGAACAGTTCCTTAATTTAGAAACTGTTTCAGAGTGTTCCAAGCAATCTTTATCTTTGCAAAAGATACAAGAAAGAATGCCTTCACTTTTATTTATAAAAGTGGATGGATTCGACATGATTGTTTCACCTGAAGGTCTGACCGCTTATCTCAAGCGGGCCGGACCTAAAGGTCTTTCACAATCTCGGTTTACGAAGTTACAAAAGCAAGTAACAAACCTTAGAGAAAAAAATATAGGAATTCATTTAGACCTTCTAGCGCAGCTTCTGCGTTTGGGTCATCCTGTATCGTCTCTCTTTGGTATTCGTATTCCTTTGGAAAAGTCAGTAGCTCACTTCATCCGGGATAAATCCCGGTTTGAGCACTGTCTTGGTTTGGCAGATGCCGTACATATGAGTTTATATAATTTACACTTACATGTATGTCTGCCCTGGCGAACTAGAATTTCTGTTCGAAATAGTGGGATTCATCCCACTACTCGAATTCATTTTAAGAATTTATCTGCGCGACCCACTTGTGTGGTCACTCGGATGAAGACTAAGAATCGGAAATTCGCTCTCTTACTCCATTACCTTAAGGAATTTCCTAAAGGAGAGGAGGAGAAGTTCTATGTCAAGATGATTAAGTTATCATTGACTGGATTATTTTCGGAGAAGATGGATCAGGATTTACCCGTTGGGTACCCTGATTTAGCTATTCCTATTTTTCCAGTAGGGACTCAAAAACGATTAGACCGCAATCTTGCGACTAATCGTCCATTAAAGACCCGTCTCTATTTCAATCTTATCCAGTCGAAAGCACTCTGTGCTCCGGTAGGAAAAGACATGATTGATGAGAGTTATGAAAAACACTACGAATCACTTTGTCGACCAGTAGAAGAGTGTTTAGTGGTACCTGAAGTCTTTCTCACGAAACTTCATGCTTATGGTCAGAATATTGGAAAATTAATGCAGAAGCATTATGATCCATTTTCAACCATTGTACCTAATTCACACTCTACCCTCGAAACTAAACGTAGTTCCGGGGGTGCACTGGGCGCTCTTGCTAAAGAGCGCACA